GTAAGGAACCTAGCGATAAAACAGGTATTGGTTTTTCTATGAGAAATAATAATAATAATAGAATGATACCTATTGTTGATGATAGTGATGATGATGATGATGATGAATTCACTAAAACATCAACTCGTTTTGAGAGATTTTCCGCTAGAGTTCAAAAGACATATGCTGATACTCGTGATGGTGTAATTTTTAGGGTGATAACTAGTAGATTGAAGAAATATAAATATTTGCTATTAGTTTTGGCAGTCATGATTTCGTCGTTTGTTGCTTATCGCTATTTATTTCCTAAGATTAAAAATCTGAAGAATCAAGACAAAAAAGGAAAGAAGAAAGCTGGTAAGGCCATTTTTTGGAAAAATAAGAAAAGTGGTAAGTGGTATCAATATGATCCTGATGAGGATATGTGGTATGATTCAACTGAAGATGATTACATGGATGCTAAGAACTCTGGAGTTTATAAACATGTATATGAGATGGATGATGAAGCTATTGATACTGATTCTTTTAAGTATAGTCCTGGTGATTCCGGTTCAGACTATATATTGCGTGGTGGTAAAGATGAACAAGTAAAAGGTGGTGGAATTTTTGGTAGAAGTGGTGACTTAGGTCACAAATTTCCTCACCATATTGGTTATGTTAAGCCTACTCATAAATCACAAAAGGATTATTTTGTTAGTAAAGCTTTTGGTGTTAAACCTGTATTAGTTCAAATGTTGAAAAATGGCAGTATGATTACCAAGATACCGCATGTTATGACTCTCCATGCTTTAGATATACATGGTAATGAAGTGACAACTGTTGCTGTTCCTTTACAAAATAAATTAATGGTGTGTCGTCATGGTATCTGGAAAGCTAATACTGCTTTTGTACATTATCTTAATCGGAAATTTCCATTAGATTTGACTACTGTAAAACCTAGTGGTGTTGCATATGATTGGATGATTTGTGATAAACCAAATGGTTTACCGTTAAATACAGGGATTAAATTACGTGCTCCAATAGCCAATGAAACTGTTAGCTTGTTTTATTCTGATAAAAATGATAAGCCTGTATACAGTTGTGGTGTTACTGGTCAGAACAGAATTTGTTCTACTGGGAATTCAACTATTGGTGATGTTAAATTAGTTGAGTATACTGGTAGTAGTCAGGATGGTGCATGTGGTGGCATATATGTTGCCAAAAGTGATGGATGTTGGGTTGGGTTTCATGGAATTGGTGGAGCTGGTTCTACTTCAGTTAATTGGTTTTATCCTTGTAGTGATGATAGTGTTCAAAAGATTACAGCTGCTGATAATAATAAGGTTTATGATAGAATGGCTGATCAGGTTGATTATGCCAAAGCTATTGAAAGTAATAAAATAAAACCTATTCTTAATAAAACCACCTTAAGTAGTGTTGAGTCTAATCGTCATCGACAAATTCGTGATGTAATTCAACCTCGTAATCAAATTATTAATGATGTGTTGGCTGAGTATCAAGAAACAATTAGTGTTCGCGTCGTTGATGTTGATTATAATTTACATCGTATACCATCAAGTAAGGATGAAGCTAAAGAAGATGCTATTGAGAGTAATAATGTGTCACCTAGTCCTTTAAACTCAAAAGCTGTAGTTCAGAGTTGCTCCGACTACAGCAACAATACCCAATAAATATTGCAACAAAAATGGCTGGCCAATCATGTGAACAGACTAATGTCTTGTTAGAATGTGTCGGCCGTTTCTTTCGTGTCCTTAAGGACACGAATCGTGACTATGACAGTAGTGTTGTGCTTAACTATATACATCGGATTGGTGATGTTGAGTACAAGGAATACGGCATAGTTCCACGCAATATTCGTATTAGTAGAAAGAGTTTAAATAGGTATAGTAAATTCCCTCACCCATATGATGCTGAAAGTGAAAAATATTATAGATTTGCTGCTCAGGGTCTTTATCAAGAGTTTGCAGTTCTGAAAAATTCTGATGTTGTTTCGTATGATGAAGCCGTCTTTAGTTTAGATCCTACCAAAAGTCCTGGTTATCCGTGGACTTTGAAGTATCCAACTAAAGGTGAATATTGGCTTTCGGATGATTCTGTGTGGTTTGATAGGTTCTATAGTCAATTAGGAACCTTTAATCCTCCTTCAATTATTCATAGTTGTTCTGTTAAGGAAGAATTAAGGAAAATTGAAAAAATACAACAGGAAAATTGTAGAACTATGTTTGCAGTTGATGTTAATCTTATTACTGCGCAAGCTATGTTATTTAAAAGACAAGCTGATTTATTTGTTTCTACTCATTTGCAGCACTGTAGTGCGTTAGGATTGTCGTTATTTAATGGTGGTGCCCAAAAGTTGTTTGAATATCTTACCCCTTGGGGCTGGATTGACAATATGTTTTCTATAGATGGTAAACAATTTGATTCAAGTTTTACCAAGCTAGCTATGGATTTGATATATAAATTTAGATTTGATATGCTTGATCCGCAATATCAAACACCTGAGAATGAGCTTCGTTGTAAGAATATCGCACGAATGCTTTGTGAAGGTTATATTATCGACATAGATGGTAAAGTTTATGGAAAATTAATTGGTAATCCTAGTGGTCAGTTTTTGACAACTGCTGATAATATTAAGAAAAATTTTGTTGATTGCTTTTATATTTGGTGTAGAAGTGTTCCACAACAATATCGTAATTGGGCATCTTTTAAGAAATATGTGAGAATTCTGTTTGTTGGTGATGATATCATAATGTCTGTACATCCTGATTTTTTACAGTATTATAATTATGAATCATTTATGAGATGGTGTGGTACCATTGGCATGACATATGAGTTTGAATTTAAAGAACCCAGGAAGTGGGGTGAGCTCTCATTTATAGGTCATACGTTTGTTAAGCATAAAGTACCTGGTTACCCATTTGAAATGTGGTTTCCAGATATTGATTGTGTAAAAATGCGAAATGCAGCTTTGCATTATAACACACACAAGGGATTGGTTACAGAACATGAGAATCTTATTTCTATTGTGTGTGGCTTAAGAATGGAGACCTTTGCTTGTGATTCTTGTCGTAAGTGGTTTGCTGGTTTATATGATTATGTTATGTCATTGTATGGCCATGAGAAGAATGTTAAAATAGCATCTGCTGGATATAAGTGTGATGCTGATATGTGGAAGTTGTTTTCTGGCATTCAACCTTGGAAAACTCCACCTATCGATGATTGGATGTATGAATTACCAGATAATCAATAGTGAACACGTGTGTGATCTGGTACACGGGCCCTTCACTATAAAAATGCCTTATATATTTAATACATACATTTGTAATTGTAAATATCGTTTTTGTAGCAATAGTTCTTTTGTAGTTGTTCGCAAGTATACAACTTTTTATCAAACAGTAGAATATTTTTATAGTAAAGGAGTTTGTGATGAGTCGTTCCGCAGCCCAACAAGTTCTTGGTCCCTCCATGAAGACAATTGGTAAGGAGGTTAATAAAGGTGTTAAAAAAGCAGTTGCAACTGGTAAGAAAGCTGTTAGAAAGGTTGAGAAAGCTTTAGGTATGATGCAGAAACCTAAAAATTCTGCTATTAGATCTCAGCACTTGGATATAATTCGAATGGCTAATAAACTTCGTCAACATTCTAAACCAGCTAGACCTGGTAATAATAGAGTTGCAGCACCTGTTATAATCAAAAAGAGAGAATTTATTCAAACAGTGAATGGAACCAGTAATTTTCAGGTTGTTGTCACACAACCAATTAGTTGTCTTAATACTCTTCTTTTTCCATGGGGTAGTTCAATTTTACCTCAGTATGAGGAGTATAGACTAAAGCGTGCTACGTTTCAGTATATATCTACTAGTGGTAGTATATCTTCAACTGCGGCTTTAGGTTCTGTTGTTATGGGTATTGTTTATGATCCTAATGACAATCAAATATTAGATAGATCAACTCTTTTGAATTATAATGGATTTAAATCTGCTTGTGCTGACAAGAATTTTAGTGTGTCTGTTGACACTAGTCATAATCCTTTACCTATTCGTTATGTTAGTCACAATACTACAGCAGTAGAATTTAATGATTATGCTATATTTTATTTAGCTACTGATACCAATCCAGGTACATCACAGTTAGGGCAGTTGTGGGTGGATTATGAAATTGAAATGTATGTTCCAAGACCTGCATTTGCTAATACCCAACAAATTTTTCAGGCCAACTTGGTTGGTGATGGTACTGGTGATTCTTTAGGAAAGCAATTGAGTCGTCAAGCACCCAATCCTCAAGCTGGTCCTGCATATTGTTATTTCAGTGGTACCACAAATGGTGTACTTTATTTTGCATCTCCTGGTTTTTATAAAATCAATGTGAATTGTACAGCAGCTGTCGGTACTAATGGTTGGGCTTATACTCCTATTCCTGCCGCTTTGTCAGGAGGTGCTACGTATATCCAGCCTACATGGGAAATATCTGGTGGTGAGTTAAATCAGTTAGCTCCTTATGTATCCATGAATGGTGCATTTGCAACTAATGATTTACTCATCAACAATTTTTACTTAGATTGTAGTACGTCATTTGTTAATAATGGTACGGCTTTTCATATAGCTGAGACTTTAATAGGAACAGCTCATTGCACCATTTCTATTACAATTACTAAAATCCCATGTCCAATAGCAAAACCAATTAATGCTTTAACTATGTCTAGTCAGTTAAATGATTTGCATTTACAAGTAGCTGAATTAAAGAAAATCATTAATAATACTAAAGAAGAAGTGGATGAAAATAAAGAGACCATTCTTTCGACTGTTAGTAATAATAGTAATAATAATAATAGTAGTAGTAGTTTGTATAGAGGGGATGTCAGCTATGTTGGAAAGTATGCTGATAGTCCTTCTCCTAATTATGTTAATTTAGATACAAGTCAATTTAAACTTGATGAGTCCCGTTTTAAGGAAAATAGGGAAAATGTTCCTCCTAATTCAAGATCATCGTCTAAAAAATAATAAAATAAATAAAAATCATATAATCTTCTGATTCAATGATGATTATTTTCCTTCCTTCTGTATACTAGAATTATACGTATGACGAAAGTCGGTCACCGCTGTGCGGGAACATTAATGACTGAGAACGATTTAATGTTGTAGAAACTAGTGTGGAAAACTCAGAACCCC